GATCTATTTAAATTTGCAATGCACCGCAGAGTAGGCATAGCTTATGGCGATAGAACAAAAAGAAAAGCTATTATTGAAGGTGACACTGAGTTTGTAATTATTAATTATGATGGCGTTAGTATTGTTGCCGACGACATTGCAAAACAAAACTTTGACTTGATTATTATTGATGAAGCCAATGCTTACAAAACGGTAACTACTGAGCGTTGGAAAACTTTAAACCGCATCTTAACTCCTCGTACGTGGCTATGGATGATGACGGGTACCCCCGCTGCGCAGACCCCTACAGATGCTTTTGGTTTAGCTAAGATGTGCGTACCAGACAATGTGCCTAGATTCTTTGGTAGTTTCCGTGATCAAACCATGGTTAACATTAGTAAATTTAAATGGCTACCAAAACCCGATTCTGATAAGACAGTATTTAATGCTCTTCAACCCGCAATTCGTTTTATAAAGAAAGATTGCCTAGACCTACCGGAGGTTACTCATGTGTTTCGGGACGCCCCCCTTACTGCGCAACAGGAGAAGTACTACAAGCTTCTCAAAAAAGAAATGCTTATGGTGGCAGATGGAGAAGAAATCTCGACTGTTAATGCTGCTGTTAACCTTAATAAACTGCTTCAAATTTCTGGTGGGGCTGTGTATTCTGATACCGGTAGTGTTGTTGAGTTTGATGTTAGTAATCGTCTTAAGGTAATTGAGGAAGTAATTGAGGAAGCAAGCCACAAGGTGCTTGTATTTGTGCCCTTTACCCACACAATAGAACTACTTAAAGAGCATTTAAAGAAAGCACACATTACTTGTGAAGTTATAAATGGGGCCGTTACTGTAAATAAACGCACTGAAATTTTTAAACGCTTTCAAGAAGAACCAGACCCTAGGGTTCTTATCATACAACCACAAGCTGCCGCCCACGGAGTAACACTAACTGCTGCTAATGTAATAATCTGGTACGCTCCAGTAACGTCTATAGAGACTTATTTGCAAGCTAATGCACGTATAGATAGGCAAGGACAAAAAAACCCCATGACTATTGTTCATATTAAGGGTAGTCCCGTAGAGACAAGACTGTATAACATGTTGCAAAATAAGCTAGATGTACATGAAAAAATAATTGATTTATATAATAAAGAAGTAAAAGAAAGTAGTTGACAAAGTAAAGTTGTGGTTGTAGTATTAAACATCGGGCATAGACCCGAATATAACTAAAGGAAAACGAAGATGGAAAATACCCCCGTAGATAAGCTCGTTGAAGTCTACATTAAAATACGTGATGCACGTGACGAAGTGCGCAAAGAACTAGAAGCCAAAGAAGCTGATTTTGCTGAGCAGTTAGATTTAATATCACAGCAAATACTTGAGGTGTGCAAACAAACCGGCGCCGACAGTATTAAAACTCAGTTTGGTACCGCTATGCGTAGCGTTAAAAATAAATACTGGACTAATGATTGGGAAAAATTCTACGAGTTTTTATTCGAGAATGCTGCACCTGAATTATTAGAACGAAGAATTCATCAAACCAATATGCGTCAGTTTTTGGAGGAGAATCCGGAATTGCATCCCGCCGGTCTAAACGTGGATAGCACATACGCAATTATCGTAAGGAGAAGCAAATGAGTAACGTCGCCTTGTTTAACAATCAATTACCCGATTACCTCAAAGAGGTCGAGCTTGATGAAATAACAAAATCCCTATCGGGTGGAGAAAACCAGATCAAGCGCATTACGCTTGGCAACAATAAGTTTGTGCTTAAAGTAAACGGCACCGAGATTTCTAAGACCAATAATGGCAAATTAGAAGTTGTTATTATTAATGCCTCTAAGCATATTTCTCGTACATTTTATTTGAAGGCATATGACCCTAAAGATAATACTGGTGCGGCCCCTGATTGTTGGTCTAACGATGGTGAAAGACCTGATCCGTCAGCCAGAGACCCACAGAATGCTACATGTATGGGTTGTTCACAAGATATTGAAGGTTCAGGCCAAGGCAAAACTAAAGCCTGCCGTAAAAATCGTCGGGTTGCAGTAGCTTTAGCTTCTGACTTAGGCGGTGATGTCTATCAAATGACTTTGCAATCAAAATCAATTTTTTATGATATGAAGAGCCCAGGCGATTTAGATCACATGCCTTTCAACCAGTATGCTAAGTATGTTGGCTCACAAGGCTATAACTTAAATACTTTGGTTACTGAAATGCGATTTGATGAAGACTCAACAGTTGGTAAGTTATTCTTCCGCCCTGTGCGTTTCTTAGAAAAAGACGAATGGGAACAAGCCAAGAAAATGGGTGATAGCCCGTTAGCTAAAAGCTTGATTACCATGACGGTAGCGCAAACTACTTCTCCTAAGCTAGCTGCACCGGTGGCTAAAGTAGAAGCTAGTAGCGAATCTGCTGAAGTTATTCCTGAGCCTAAAAAGCGTGAGGAAAAGAAAGCAGAGCCCGTAGCTAAGCGTGACCTAAAAGCTGTGATGAGCGGCTGGTCTACTGATGAAGCCGAATGAATTTAAGAGGCTATAGCTATAGACTTGTGCAAGCTAACCGAGGCGCTGACTCTAAGCATATTGGAGTTCGCCTTGGTAAGTGGTGCATAGCCAGAGATATACCAGTCGCTATGGTAGCGGATAAGTTTGGTGTGTCTCGTATGACTATCTACCAATGGTTTACAGGTGCAGCTAGACCGCACAAGAATAATGCTGAACAAATAGAAAAGCTTTTAAAGGCTTAACACCCACGGGGTAGCTAGTTCGACGGAGCGAATCGGGGACTTGCCGAGCCCCTCGCTACCCCTTCTTTTTCGGTTATGAGGTTATATGGCGACGATAGACTTACTGACAGCAGTACTGCCCCCCGAAGGAGAGGGATGGTATTGCATAGTCGGTTTACAGCAAGACGGAGGAAAACCAGCTTCTCAAACCTTTCATCAAACTTTAGCTGATGTAACTACAAAAATTGATGAGCTACTTCAAAACAAATTAAACGTTTACTTTGCTTGTGCTAAGTACAAAGACCCTAAAGAAGGGCGCATTCAACCTAATGGCGATTTAATTAAAGCTTTTTGGATTGATATTGATTGCGGAGAAGGAAAACTTTACGCTACACAAGAAGAGGGACTAGCTGCCCTTAAAACATTTTGTAAACAAATTTGTTTACGTTTGCCTACTGTTGTTAATAGTGGGCGGGGCATACACGCTTATTGGAGGCTAACGAGTACAGTTACCCGTGCTGAATGGAAACCCGTAGCCGAGCGACTTAAATCTTTATGTGATGAGCATGGGTTTTATGCAGACCCTTCTCGCACTGCCGACAACGCTTCTATATTACGTGTGCCAGAAACGTTTAACTTTAAGCAAGACCCGCCATTGGAAGTGAGCATCCTGGCTATACAGCCAGAGCTTGACTATGAATTTATTAAACAAACTATTGGTGTTTTAATTGCCCCTAGCTGGTTACCTCGACAGTATAGTGAGTCGGCGTTATCTTTGTTAGGTAATAAGCAAAGCCGGTTTCAAACCATTATGATAAAAACGCTTAATGGTAAAGGGTGCGCTCAGCTAGAGAATATTGCCGTTAATCAAGATACTATAGAGGAGCCATTATGGAGAGCAGGTTTATCAATAGCTGTGCACTGCGTAGATGCAGATGATGCAATCCATAGGATTTCGGACCAGCATCCGGACTACGATCCGACGTCTACAGAAAAGAAAGCGCATCAAACTAAGGGCCCCTATACCTGCCAAACGTTCGAGAAGCTCAATCCTCAAGGATGTACTACGTGCCAGTACAAGGGCAAGATATCTTCTCCGATACAACTCGGATCCGAAATTGCGGTTTCTGAAGATGCAGTTATTGTTGAAACGACAGAGGAAGGTAATGAAGAAACTTTCGACATACCGGCGTACCCGTATCCGTATTTTAGAGGCAAAACTGGTGGCGTCTACATTGAAATAAAAGATGAAGATGGGGGTTCAGATGCTGTAAATATTTATGAGCATGACCTTTATATTGTTAAGCGCTTATATGATCCTAACAAAGGGGAATCAGTTTGGATAAGGTTACATTTGCCCCGAGATGGAATGAAAGAATTTGCAATGCCTGCTATGGATGTAATGACTATTGATAAGTTAAAAGATAAGTTAGGCTTTCATGGCGTACTAGGTAACAAAAAACAAATGGATTCAGTTATGTCTTACATGATTGCTTCTGCTAAAAATTTACAACATAAAATGGAGCTAGAAATTATGAGAAGCCAATTCGGTTGGGCCGATAAAGATACTAAATTTATTGTTGGAGAACAGGAAATATCTGCGGATAAAGTTGCATATAGCCCCCCATCTACAACTACTGGTTCACTAGCTGATTTTTTAAAGCCTACTGGTGACTACGATGTTTGGAAGAAGACCGTTAAAATTTATGATCAGCCGGGATTTGAACCACATGCATTTGGTTTCTTTACTGCTTTTGGGGCACCACTTCTAAAGCATTTAAACCATAGAGGCGCCATTATTAATCTAATTAATAACACATCAGGCACTGGCAAATCAACTATTTTAAAGATGTGTAACAGTGTATGGGGTCACCCAGAAGAACTAATGCTGCAATGGAAAGATACTATGAACTCTATTGTGCACAGGCTCGGTGTAATGAATAACTTACCAGTTACTGTAGACGAAGTAACTAAGTTAAGCGGTGATGCTTTTTCAGATCTAGCTTATTGTGCCTCGCAAGGACGGGGTAAGAACCGTATGAAACAGCACGAGAATGCCGAGCGTATTAACCAAACAAAATGGTCAACAATACTATTGTGCAGTTCTAATGCATCTTTTTATGACAAGCTGTCCTCTTTAAAGTCTACTCCCGATGGCGAGTTTATGCGCTTGCTGGAGTACAAGATTGATTTAACTAGCAACATTAGTAAGGAGGAAGCCGACGTTATATTTAATCGTTTATATGATAATTATGGTCATGCTGGTATTGAGTATGCTAAGTACCTTGTTGGCGATCTTGAGGGCGCTATTGATTTAGTTTTGCAAGTGCAGCAGAAGATTGATAAGGCTGTCGGCCT